TCCTTAAACTTTTAGTAGGTGTTAAAATCTTTATCATTAAAATATCCTTTTTCTTCTCTGACAGAAGCTACCTGCATAGATTGAATCTTGTCAATTAATTTCCTAGAAGATTCGGATGCTATCCTAGCTGCAAGCTCCATGGACTCAGCTAAGTTTACGATGGCCTCTGCTGTTATTAAAGCAGTGTATTCGTTTTCTGCAGCCTCCAGGGCGTTTGCTTCACGCTCAGCCTCATTCTTTCCAACTCTATTTGCCTTATAAACCTTCTTGTAACTTCCTTCTATCAACTTATATTGAGCTCTAGCCATCCCAGCTAATCGTGCAACTCTTCCATAAACATTTGAAGTTCTCGCAACCAATGAAGCCATTTCATGGATCCCTAAATCTAGCGTATCTACATCCGGTATAGATACGAAGTATAGGGAATTGGTGCTATCTGTAGTATACGCTGAAATAATCTCCTCTATCTGAGGACCTATAAAATCTTTTAACAATTCGTTCATTTTCTGTAAAGACTGAAGGTTCATTGTCTACCTATCTGAAGTTGATTTCATCTCGCATCTTAGATTCTACCACAAGATTGGTTACCTTTGCCCTTATTTTACCTAAATGTTCTCTTACTGTATTAGGGTGTTCTGATATTTTTTTACTTATCTCACTAGATCTTAGATCATCTATGTAGCGCCACTTGAGTAGTTGCCTTTCTTGTACCGAAAGAAATATAAACGGTTCTGCGCATGTTTCGCCAAGTACCCAAAACTCATTAATGTCTTCTGTAGAAAGAAATTCTTCCATCTCCCTCTCTTCTGGTGGAGCTTTAAAACCAACTTGCTTTGCTCCATCTTCTCCATCGTCACTTGAGTCATCACTTAAAAGAGGAAAACTTTTTCTCCCTAATTGATCTATTAAGAATGTATCAACATTCTTTTTAAGAAGATAAAAAAAATAACTATACAAGAACCCGGCTAAATGGTATTGGTCCTTTTTCGGAATCTTTTCTTTGATACCTACCTATGCACTGAAAGAACGTCATGTCTACGGTTTGTCTGACATCTATTTCTTCCCCATATCTTTTTGCCATATATACTATACCGTCGTAACACTTCATTTACGTGCTTGTATCCAGCTTGATTAAGCTTATTTTTCATAAGAGCAAATCTAACATAAGAATCTTTTACGAATAAAGAGGTAAACCTTCTTATGTCATAGTCGTTCAGATTGTATTTGCCATAATACAATAGTGTTGTATATTTTGTAAGAAAATTATTAAAAACTTTTAGTAATTCTTTTTTAGCTCTTTCGTCTCCGCCTTTAGCTTTGGCTATAAGCGCTTGCATTTCCTCCTCTTCTAAATTATAATACTGTTCCTTATATGCTGCCATGATTACTTACCTTCCCAAATTGATATTTTATCAGAGTAAAAACTTCTAATATCTTCATAGAAGATTACTCTTGGTATTTCTAGTTCAGCTGCGAAATTTTTACCGTCAGTTGAATACTTGCTTATAATAAATGTGAGTTTGTTAAATTCAGATTCGTAATATCTTTTAAATCTTTTTATTTTTGTCATACTCTTTGCATCGAGATAGCCTTTGAGTTCTACCCAACTAGAATCTTTCTGCATAAAGAAATCAGGAGTGTATCCCTTAGTTCCGTTTCTTAATTGGAAACGCAAAAACAGTTGGTTCAAAATCAAACTTGATTTTATACGCTGTTAAAATTCTTGCAAAATTTGCTTCCCAATTAGATCTCAATGTTAAACCTAGGTCTTCCCTAAACCCAGTTTTTGTATGCTGGTAAGCGTTACCTCTTTTAACGCTCGTAGTCTCTATAGAATCGTGGTCTGGTATAATGGTTTTTATTTTACTAAAATCTGGATGATTTTTTAATGGAGAAATTTCCAAAAAATATTCCTCCGGCTTGACAATGTTGAGCTCTTTCATGGTATCCTTTAGATCTAAACTAATCTACTCCATTATAAATTATAAAAAGTAAAAAAACAAAAAACCTGTAAGGGTTACCAAATACAAGAAAACGGAGTACAAAAACATGAATACATTAAACACAGTAATTGATAGTATGTTGATCGAGGTTAACGAAGAGATCATTTCAGACCTCGGTAGACTCGGATACTCACGCACTGAAGCGACCAAAGTAGTCAGTGAATTCAGCGATTTCGATCTCATCGAAGACGCTGCACTCAATCCAGTATCAGCATTCTAATAGTCAATACCTAAAGAGTAATTAGCCAGGGCTTTTGCCCTGGCTTTTTGCTTTCTAGGATTAAATTAATTACTAAGCTTTTGCTAGTTTTCTAGCTCTAAATACACCAGTTCCACAAACACCAGATTTAGCAAAGTCGCAGAACGTGCAGACGCGCTCATTCTTTGTAGGCAGAAATGCTGAATCGTTTATGATTGAGTCTAGAGTTGATATTAAATTAATTTTAATATTATTAATATCATCTTTAGTAAAGAGGTGACCCTTACGCCTTCCGGGATCTGAGATAGTACAGCTCCGCGTATATATTCTTATCTGGATACAGATAATCAACTGCCATTGCGTAGATACCTAATTGCAAATTGGTTGGTATATCCTTCGGTGATACTTCCCATTTTCCAGTTTTATAATCTATAATCTTAACACCGTCTTCGCCCCAAGAATCTATTCTGTCTATGTAGCCAGATATTAAATAGCTACCTAGAACAAATTTAAAACCATATTCTTTATGAAGGACATCAAATTTAGTCTCAGCATACTGGTCAAAGAACTCATCTAGTATTTCTTTCCCTGCGTTAATTAACTCGGGTTTAATTTTATTATCTGGATCTTGAGTTGTTATCTCATTAGTATATGCTTCTTGCAGCTTTGCAAAATCCAACATATCTGTTGCGCTTACATTGTCTTCTAATACAGAGTGTACAATATTTCCCAGTACAGCTGCTTCACCAAAAAGACGTGGTTCTTTTTGTATGTATGTATAAAAATATTTTGAAGGACACATTTTATATGTATCCATTCTTGAATACGAAAAATCAGTTAAAGATAATCTTTCAAAATCACTTACATCTTCTAAATTTCTAATAGCTAATTTCATTAGTCTTCAATTCCATCCCCAAAAGGATCTTTGTTTTCGAATATTAAATTCCCATTTGCATCGTATTCATTACCCAATTCATCAAGGATATTACCAGTGTAGATATTTTTGTATCTACCCTCACCAAGAGTTGCCCAACCGCTTGTTCCTAATTCCATTTGATCATCTTCGTTATATGGCCAAGACATCATCTCCTCCTTCTGTGAGTGAAATAACAGTATTGTTTACTGAGTCAATATTAAAATAGTAACTCAACAATCCATGTAAGTCTGATAACTCTTGAGCTGTTGCGTTAAAGCCGGCAACTCCAGACTGAATAAAATAACTAGGTTCATCTGTATTGTATTCTATTAATGCTATGTTATTAAGTAGCATTCTACCTACTTCGTGCTTAATCATATTAATCCTCCTCGTATATTCCTATAGGATTCCAGCTTGGATCATCCATTTTTTCTCGCATATCAGCCACGTAAGAGTCCCAATCTCTTTCGTCCTCTGACTTCTTATCATATTTTACTTGACCCTTAAATGGGTTCGTCTTAAAGCGAGTCATAATAAGCTTACCCTCTTTTGTTCTCCATCTTAATACTCCATTCTTGCAATCGCAAAAATCCTCTGAGTGCGGATCAGTCTTACCCATAGGATCATACCTGCCGCTACATGAATTACATTTAGTATATCTGCCCTTATCCTGGCATCTATTGCATGATGAGCAGAATGTCCAGCATGGTTTGGTAGATGGATTCTGATATGTTCCTGGTAGTGTCATTTCTTAGCTCCGTATGTTTATATATTTTTGTAGTTTTTCTTCTATTTTTAATGAAGTAGATTTTTTAAACTTAAAAGTTACCCTCTTATTACTTTCTGTATAGGTTAAATATACGTAAGAAGGTCCATTAACATTTTCAATTATATCATATATACCCTGTACAACCTCTAGGCTAGGTGATTCTTTTGTCTCTAACATAATTGACTTACTACCGATTGCTCTAGCTGTATCTATTTTTTCGCTGGAATTATAGAACATCTTTACAATTGCTGACTCTTCTTCGTTCTCTCTATTTATCGTTCCTGATATTATAACTACGTCACCCTCGTTAAAAAAGTCGTCACTTATAGTTTTTGATTCTCTAGGAAAAATAATTACTTCTATTTCACCAGATAGATCTTCCAATAAAAGACGAAACATCTTTTGGCCCTTTTTAGTTATCATTCTCTTTACTGCTGTTAAGATTCCGCCAACCTTAACATTTGCACCGTTGCTTATTTCTATGATATCTATTATTTCACCAGTGACATTAGGTGCTATTGTTGTCCACATCCCCTCTATAGGATGCTTCGATACGTATATTCCTAGTTCAGCTTTTTCTTTTTCTAATAATTCTAACTCTTTTTTTCTTGTTAAATCACCGTCATGAGAAACCGCAAACAACTCATCAAGAGCACCGGCGTAGGCTAAATGTTCTAGCGTAGATTTCTTTAGCGTAGCTGGGTCACACCTTCTAAAGAAATCATAGACACTAGAGTAAGGATTCTTTTCATCCCTACCTAAAATGATTGCTTCAGCTATGGATTCACCAATTCCATTTATTGCAGATAGACCAAAGATTACTTGAGAGTCACTAAGTACATTAAAGTCTTTACCAGATTTATTTAAAGAAGGTGGCAGTACTTCAATATCTAATTTTCTACAGTCAGATAAGTAAGCTGCTAACTTCTCTTTATTGCCAACCACAGAAGACATAAGTGCAGCCATATATTCTGCTGTATAGTGAGCCTTTAGGTATGCTGTAATATATGAAACCATCGCATAGCTTGCGGCGTGTGCTCTGTTAAAACCATAGCCACCGAAGTATTCAATATCTGAATAAATTTTATTTGCTTTATCTTCATCTAGATTGGAATGCTCTATGCAGCCTTTTACGAAATTAGTTCTAATCATTGCGATTTTATCCATAAGTTTTTTACCGATAACTTTTCTAAGGTCATCAGCTTCAGCAGAAGTAAATCCGGCTAACTCTCTGGCTACACCAAGAACATCTTCCTGATAGAGCATGATACCTAGTGATGGTCCAAGAACTTTTTCTAGTTTAGGATGCTCATAGGATACATGGCTTCTCCCATGCTTTCTATCGATATATTCTTTATCCATACCAGAACCCATCGGACCTGGACGATATAGTGAGATAAGAGCCATTATATCTTGAATGTTTTGCGGCTGCATCTGCACCATTAATTCACGCATGCCAGCAGACTCAAGCTGGAAGACACCCATTGCCTTACCTTGACATAATAAATCGTAAGTCTTTTTATCATCTATTGGTATGTCGTTTACGTCTAATGTAATTTGCCTATGCTGCTTAACTAGCTTGATGCAAATATCTATCACACCTAGGTTTCTTAAACCAAGAAAGTCAATCTTCAATAGGCCGCATTGCTCTACTCGACCCATATCCCACTGAGTTACAACAGGCTTATCTACGCCCTTTTGCATCGTAGGAAGATAGCTTGTTAAAGCTTCTTTGGATATAACAATACCAGCTGCGTGGATACCAGTCTGCCTCACCAGATTTTCTAATCCAAAAGCTGTATCTATTATTTCCTTTGATAAAACATCAGTATTATAAAGACCTGCAAATTCCTGCACTTGCATACATTCTTTTAACGATTTAGAAACACCTAATACCGGAGGAGGTATTAACTTAGCTACTTTGTCTCCAACTGTAAAGTCATGACCTAGGGCTCTAGCTGCGTCTCTGACAGACTGCCTAGCGCCAGTTCTGTTGAACGTACAGATATGCGCCACTTTATCGTTACCATATTTAGTTCTAGCGTAGTCAATAACTTTATCTCTGTGTCTATCATCAAAGTCTAAGTCGATATCTGGCATTGACTTTCTTCCTTCGACCAAGAATCTTTCAAACATAAGACCAAATTTAATTGGGTCTAGATTTGTAATATCAAATGCATAGGAGAGAATACTTCCAGCAGCAGATCCTCTTCCCCAGCCAACTCTAATGTCATTTTCTTTAGCCCAACGAACTAAGTCTGATACGACTAAGAAGTATTCAGGAAACCCCATCTCTTTCACTACTCTAATTTCATAGTTAGCTCTTTCTATAATGTGATCAGGTAGCGGATTGCCATATCTATTCTTTAAACCTTCCCAGGCTAGTCTTTCAAAATAGTCTGTTGAAGATTCTTTAGTTGGAATTGGGAAATTAGGAAAGTGAATCTCGCCAAAATTTAACTTGAGGTCTATCATGTCATTCACGTGCATTGTATTTTTTAAATATTCATCAGAAAATACAGAAGACATTTCGTCATAAGATTGAAGATAAAATTTATCTTCAGAAAAAGAAAATCTGTTAGGAGTATGCACGTTGCAGTTTGTTGCTACGCATAACATTACATCATGAGCGTGAGCATCGCTTTGGTGCACATAATGGCAGTCGCCAGACGGCACTACTTTAGCTCCAATTTGATTGGCTATTTTAATAAGGTCAGGAATTATTTTTATCTGTTCTTCTATCCCATGATTCATTATCTCTATAAAATAATTTTCCTTGCCAACTATCTCCTGCATTGCCGCAGCATGCCTTAATGCGGTGCTGTAATCGTTTCTAAGCAGCGCTTGTGACACTTCCCCATTCAGACACCCAGAGAGGACTATGATCCCCTCAGAATGTTGGGAAATTAAATCGTGGTCAACCCTAGGTTTAACATAATAACCTTCAGTAAAAGCTCTAGATGATATTTTAATTATATTATGATAACCAATATTGTTTTTAGCTAAAATCGTAATATGATATGGTCCTCTTTGTTCCCATTCATTTTTAGAGGGACCGGATCTTTCTTCATCATCTCTATCAAACCTAGTCTTTCTTGCTTGATACATTTCTGAGCCAAGAATAGGCTTTACCCCAGAAGCCATACCAGCATCATAAAAATCTAACCATGAGTGTATATTGCCATGATCGGTAGTGGCTAAACCTGTCATGCCTAAAGACTTAGCTCTTGATAAATATTCTTCTACGTTACCATGGCCATCCAACATGGAGAATACGGTATGGTTGTGAAGATTTGTCCAGTTTTTCACTTAAGTCCTCTTTTAATATTTATTTGATTTAATACATCATCCCTATCACGTTTATAGCAAACCGTTACTACACCCTTACAGTATCTACATACTGCTGGCAGTCCAGCTTGAGCAAAAGAACTGTTATGCATGTGCCTATCTGTTTGTTCCGTTCCGCAGTCGGTGCATAATCCGATTACATCATTATTGTCATCTTGCATTACTCCTCCTTTCTCGTTGCGGATTTATAAGCAAATCGAACTGGTGATGGAGAAGATTTTTCTTGAGTCTCTATAAATCTATCTCCAACCTTAACCCACTTGTTTTTCTTCTCAAGAGAACAACTGCCACACCCTACGCCAACTGCATTAGCTCTTTCGCAAGTATAAGGCCTTCCACCTATGCCTAATTCTCTTCTTCTCACCCAGTCATTTATATGAGCTTGTGATTTACTTGGGTTATAATCTTCGCAGTTACCTAGTATCTCATGTAGATAATTAATCGATTCTTCACTATATGTTAATATAGAACATAAAAATAATCTGGCTTCGTGTTCTAAAAAGTGAGAATTCTCAGCCTGTTCATGTAATCTTTTTATTGATGGACACTTTATCCAAAGTGTTTCTTTCTCAAATACTTTTTGATTCTGATCAAAAGACTTTAAGTTAGAAGAACCAAACTTATTAAAATGCTGTAGTATATCTTTTGGTTTATTCTTATCTTCTTCCATCTGATAAGTGAACTGCCTATACCATTCATTTGCCTTGAAATCAAAAGACTGTTCAACTACATCGAGCAATTGTGGCTCACTTGAGTAAGTAATAATCTTATCTATTCCAGATAAAAATATATCTTTTGGCAAGAGAGTCTTGAATAGCTTTGTTGCCTGATGTAAAGATCCAGGCAGCCTCCACATTCTTCTCATGTCGTAAACACTAAAATCCATTGAAGAAATAGATAGATCTTCTTTTAGCTTATTTGCTATATACCTAAAAACTTTTGGCAGTTCGTTTGATGGATTAATACCTAAGCCAATTGCTTCACACTCTATATGAAAACCCTTTTTTCCAGTAAAATAAACCAATAGTGATTCTTGCGGAATATACATAGACAAATAACCATATAGTCTTTGCGCTTCTTCGTAACACAAATTCATATCTTCACTATCTAAGTCAAAGTATAATGATCCTAACCTGATAGCCTTGTTTATATCAGCGGAATTAAAATGCCAAACAGATGTGTACAGTCCAAGGTTGTTATGCTTTTGTCTATATTGATCTATGTTTTCCATTTCATAGAAGACTGGATCATCACCATTCTTACCCCTAATCACCCTATCCAGGTTGGGAACATATCTAGCAACCTCAACATATTTCCATTGAGAAATAAATTTATCTTTATCTAAAGGAAGTTTCATGGTATATGTATTTTACCACTATCCATTTCCATATGCCAAGCTACTAGTCGATTGTGTTCCAAAATATTTTCATTGTTAGATCTGTAGTATATTGATTCTTTGATAAGGAATTCTAAAGACTCATTTATGTACGCTCTAACATGCATCTTGTCTGGATTTTCTATTGTCATTTGTTATCACTAATTTCAACAATTGTATGCAGTTTTGAGGCGACGTTGTCTGACAAGTGTACTATCATATCCATGTAAGTACTAGGTACTGTTTCCGGAATAGGGGACCATGGACCAAGGTGACATCTTACTAATCTAAGTATTGACTGAACAGTTTCTTCATCTAAAAAAAGAGTAGATGATGCGGATTCTGAACCATACTTTTTATCATTGTCTTGACACTTTTTAACAAAAGCTCCAACCGTATACGGATGCATTGGGTCATAGAAGAAATCTTCTTTACTATCATCATGAGCTATACCCTTAGTCACATCATGCAATAAGCATGCTGCATACACTATGTCTTTTTCGTGCGGAAGTAATCCATAGGAATCGCATATAACCTTAGAGACTTTGACAACCCTCTTTGTATGAAGAACGTTACCACCACTACCATGCTCATCAGCTGGATGATATTTACCTGAAAAACTAGATGGTATTTTCCAAAATGTTTTTGCCTGAAGTAAAACTGATCTAACAAATAGTCTAATTTGTTGACTAGCTATAAGATTAATTTCCTCCATAAGAGGAGTTAATAACTTATCTTCTTCTTCATTTGGCTTGAATGAAACATCTTCATTTAATAACTCATCTAATATACTTTTTTTACTCATAATCTGAATCCCAATTTAGTTTTTCTTTTAAGTAAATTTGATACTTTTCATCTATTATAGATTTTAAATATTCATAAGGAGTTTGTTTATTTTCTTTTGCAAGTGTAAATAAACTTTTAGATACCTTGGTTTCAAGTATAACACCAAATCTATTCGTCTGCATCTTTTGACCAATTTGACCACTTAGAACAAGGTTTATCAAACGGACATTTCTTGC